TGCTAGGTCTCTCATCTTGGTACATTCTTATTATTTTGTATTTCATATTATTATCCTTTAAAAAAAAGCCTAGCCAAATTAATGACTAGGCTCGTTTCCCTTTATGTTTATGGTTGTGTGTGTATTGTTGTTGTTTTCGTTGCACATCTTTGTTCGTTTGTTTCGCTATCCATTTCTAATCCATCCGCAACACCATCATCTTCATCAGTATCTTCGATAAGTGCTTGTATTTCGCTTACTACTGCACCAATATCGTCAATACTATTAAGGTCACATGAGACTGATTCAAGACATCCAATAGCATTTTGCGACTCATCGTAAGCATCTTCGTATTCACTTCGAGCCTCTGATACCATGCCTTGTAGGTCTTCTATTAGGCTTTCTATTTTTACTTTATTTGTAGGCTCAGCATTTTCAAATAATAATGTAACATTATCTACTACATTTTCCTCGTCAGACCCAGTTATTTGCATTATTGCCTTTAGTTTATCCGATTCATCAGTTGCTTTTTTTAAGGTTGTTATTAGTTCATTGATATTCATCTTTTTTTATCCTTTTGGTTGTTATTAGTTAACTAAACAATAAAAGAATATATTGCTAATATACCTAATAAACAAAATAAATAAAATATAGTATAATAAATATATGGTATATGTACATTCTACAAGTGAACGAATAAAAAATAATAGAAGAAGGAGTAAATAACAATGGATAAGTTTAGAGCATTTATAAATAATATAATGAAAGCGTATAATCAGTGGGTTCAAGATTGTGAGTATCTATCTACAGAATGGAGGTATAAGGAAGAGTATGACATTACATTTACAATGGAGGAACAGACAATAATACATTTAAACCGACAAGTTGTTAAGTTACAAGAGCATAATTTTGAGCTTAATGAAATGCGCAAAGCGTTTGAAGAAGAAATTGCTGAACTTAATGAAAAGATTAAATTAAAAGATGCAAGAATGCAGAAGGAACTTGATTATAAAGTTAAAAAAGCAAATCAAATTACTAAACTTGAAGAAGAAATATCTAACAAGAAAATGCAGATTGATAAGTTATGGGAGTATATTGATTGCCTAGAAAATAACCCATTTAGAAGGGTTTATAACTGGGTTGTTGGTATTGTTAAGTATAGAATAAAACTTGTTAAAATAGGAGATAATAAATAATGAATAAGAAAGAATATAAAAAGCTACAAAAAGAAAATAAATTAGTCAGTATATCAAGTGAAATATTCGGTGATAATGCACTCGCAATTGAATCAATATTAAATGCATTAATAATAAAGAATAAAGAAAAAGAAAGTAAAAAGAATCTTGATAACTTAAATGATAAGTATAATAAAAAAGGGGTATAATATGAATGTTAGAGAGATAGGAAGTCATAAAACACTTATAAGCAAAGTAGATGATAGTATTGTAGTGCGTTATCACAATACAGATGTTATATCATTAACTGGTAATATAGTAACGCTTAACAATGGAGGCTATGAAACGCCAACTACTAAAAGGCGTATGAATCAAGCCTCTGTGCAATGGAATCTCGGTATCGTAGTATATCAAGTTAACTATTGTTGGTATGTGAAGACCAGTAAAGATATATACCCATTTGAAAACGGGATGAGTATTAATTGTAAAACTGGTAAGCTAGTCAAATAATTCGTTCACACCTCAACAGCCCACGACAAAGCGCCCTCTGTAATGGAGGGCGTTTCCTTTAATAGTCAAATAGCTTTAAAACCTCTAGCCATTATAATGTCTATCGAATTTTCAACCAAATCGAGAGGGGGATGGGGTTCGGACTAGGGGGGTGTGGCGATAATAAAAGAGAGAGACCCATTCTGATATTATTTTTTAACTTTTAGTCTTTTTTTCCAATATTTTCTTCTAACTTGTTTTTTTAGTGGAGAGTCTGTTTTTCTATATTTTCGTAATATCCATTCATTATTTATTTTTTGTGAATAAAAGTCCTGTTCTTCCCATTCTAGAATTTTGTATGATTTAAAGGAGTAAGGTCTGGGGTGTTTAATGTTCCATATTTCGTCTGTTAGGGTAAGTAGTACTGATATTATATAAAGTTTAATTATCATATTTCTCAGTTCCTTTGGTGAGTTTTGGGTAGAGACCATCTAATCCCCTTATATTTCAAAGGAGATTAGCCTCTACATCTTTTCAGTTCCTTCGGAGCCGTCTTCCTGGTAGGACAATCATTTTGGTAACTAGCTCAATTGTCTTCGACTTGCTTTGTGGCTGTGTTACAAATCCCCTTCTAGTAGCCACTTTGTTAATGCTGTACCCTAAAAGCGTTTAGCCAACCGATACAGCGCATTAAATATAGTAAATGAAAATACTACGTGCAAGTAATATTTATTTTTATTATATTATTTTATGGATATTAAGGTAATTAAAGGACAAGAGAACTATTTATATGATAGTTTAAAGGAATGTATGGCGTTAGCGCCTGAAATTGTTCCTACTGGGGACTGGAGGCGTGGAAAAGAGGGTAATTGGGTTTATACGGATGACTTGTATGTTTGTCAAATATTGCGCATATTCTTTATTACTGTCCCTAGTACGGGTAAAAAGAAGAAATGTATCCGTACAGTATGTGGTTCTTTTGTTGTTGGCCAGGAAAGTGTCCAAATGTTAGGTGAAAATGGTGTTGCTACGAATATTTACACGTTTTCGGGCAATTATGACTCTATAAACGAGATTAGAAGTAAGAAAACACCTTCAAAGAAGATGTTATTCGCTCAATATGTCGCTGCAGGGATGGATATGAGTCAGGCATATAGTATTATTTATCCAAGAGCCAAAGACAAACGATATATCAAAACTGCAGCGAATAAATTATTACAACAAAAAAAGGTAATGGAGATGGTAAAGCAAGAAATTAAGGATATTTTAAATTCTGAGGGTGTAACTCCAGAGTACATTATCCAGCGTTATAAGGATATAGCTGATATTTCTGAGAAAGATTCTGATAAGCTGCGCTCATTAGATGCACTTGCGAAGATGTCTGGGTTATTTGACACGGAAAAGAAGCAAGAGCAGTTGACAGTATGGACAGGATTCACACCAGAGCAGATGGAGGCTATAAAAGATGGGAACAACAAGCAAGAAGTACTCGTGCACGCAGAAGGAGAAGACAAATAGCGGACAAGACCTTTGTCCCGTGTGCCGCAAAGACTTATATCATGATGAAATAGTAAGCAAAAGAATAGGTATTATTGACGATAATGGGTCAATAAATGAATGGAAATGTCCTTTTTGCGAATCAGAGTTTGATTTAGATAATAATATTTTGTATATTTATGGGTCTGATTCCGCTAGTGGAGTTGCATGAATATAATTAATATAATGATTGAAAGATTTTAGAATGCCTAGATTTGGAAGAAATTCACGAAGAAGATTGGCAACATGCCATGAAGATTTGCAGGATTTATTTAACGAAGTTATAAAATACATTGATTGTAGCGTTTTAGAGGGGAACCGCTCTAAAGAAAGGCAGAATCAATTATATGAAGAGGGAAAAACCAAAGTTCGCTACCCAAATGGCCGCCACAACGCTGTTCCTAGCTGTGCTGTTGATGTTGTCCCATATCCTGTTGATTGGGATGATAGAGAGCGTTTCCATTTATTTGCTGGATTTGTTCTCGGAATTGCACAATCTATGGAAATAAATATACGTTGGGGTGGAGATTGGAATAAAAATTTTGAAGTGGATGATAACAAGTTTGATGATTTTCCACATTTTGAGTTAATAAAGGAGTTTTAGATGTCACCAACTATTAAAGATATATTACAAGCAATTATGACGCAAGCCCCTGTATCGGAAGAAGTTCCTTTACAAGCAGGGTATAGTGACGAACATGGCACATATGATGAATATGGGACTATGGTAGATTATCGCGGAGGATTAACCCCCACATTAAATGTGGCAGAGCCACGTGGTGATTTAAAGACAAATCAACTAGTACAAGATTCGGAATATTTAGATTCATTAATGAAGAATATATATCCAATGATTTTTGGAGGAGAAGCTGGCAAAGGGAGTGATGCCTTCGAGAAAATAGAGAATGAAAATACTTTAAAACAGTATCTTTATCAGAATCTTTTAGGACAATTTAATAATCAACAAAGATAGTGGCAAATCTTAATCTTAATGGCAATATCTGTTGAAAAATTACAATCCCTTTTAAAAGAAACAGTTCCTGGATGGGACACACAACGCATTGGCGATTTAGATGACCCAGAAAATCTTAGAACACCAGCAACAGTATTAGATAGTTTATTACATGCTCATGGGAAACCTACAGAACTTAATATAATGTCTGAAGAGGAATTAGCTCCATTAATGTATCCTTTTGATTCTCCAAGAGCTTTTTATGATATTCCAAAGCGCACATGGACTATTAATCCTTATGATGCGGAATATAAATCTGATGTATGGTGGAAATCAACATTTAATCCGATTGGATATCTTGCTCAAGAAATAAGAGGAGTAGGGGGAGAGGAAGGTATAATAAATGCAAGTACTTTACATAGTCTAATAGAAGAACTTGCTCATGATATACAATTTAAAGACCCTCAATACAAGGCATCTAAAACTGGTCATGCTGATTATGTTGATGCTGGAGACCCTGTTTATTTACATATTCCCTATGAGGCTCCAGGAGCACTTGAGCATGAAGCTCATAGTGTTATTGCGCCTTCACTATGGAATTTATTAAGAAAAATAAAAACATCAGATAAGGAGTTAATAGGATATGGAGATTTTGGAAGCAATAAATATCCACATACTTCACTTTCAGACTATGGAGAAGGAAAATATACTTGGCCAATTGAAAAGTATAAATATAAACCATTAATAGAAGATGACCCAACGACAATAATACAATTTTCAACTCCTCGTAAAACGTATTATAAAGAAGAAGGTTATACAAGAGAAGAAGTAGAAGCTATTATGAAAAAAGATAAGCAATTGCATAGAAAAGTTAAACCAACTTCATCAGTTCATGATGTAGGTAAATTATATTAGTGGCAAATCTTAATCTTAATGGCAATATATCAAAAAATGAAGAAACTTTGCAATTGGCTTATAGTGACCTTATTACGTTTGGGAAGCTATTTAGCCCGCAAGATTTTTTAGCATCCGCAACCCCAGATTTCCACAGGGAAGTTGGCAGCTTCCTCTTGGACCGCCAAAAACAGCAATTAGCGCTCGTTTTACCTAGAGACCACGCAAAATCTACAATGGCAGCTTGTGCTGTGCTTCACAGGTTCGTATTTGCAACGAAGGAGAATCCAGAGTTTATCGCTTGGATTGGTGAAGCCCAAGACCAGGCGAGAGATAACCTCGGATGGATTCAGAACCATATATACGATAATCCAGCAATTCACTACTATTTCGGAGATTTAGAAGGAGATAAATGGACAAAAGACGAATTTACACTAAAAAACGGTTGCCGAATGATTGGCAAGGGTACTTCGCAAAGATTAAGAGGGAAAAGACAGAACTCGACACGATATACAGGAATAATCCTCGATGACTTTGAATCAGAGCTAAATACTAAAACTCCTGATTCTAGACGGCAAATTAAGGAATGGGTGACAGCTGCAGTATATCCAGCGATTGATTTTGATAAAAGAGGATTTTTATGGTGTAATGGAACAATTGTCCATTATGATAGTTTTTTAAATGGACTTGTTAC